GCCACGGACAATCTCATCCCGCGTAATCCCCTTTTGTCGAAGGTGGGCAATATTCTGAGGAGTAAGACCATCAAAAGCGGAACCTAGGCGACTCTCAACATCGATTCCGCAGAGCTTAATAGTAGCGTTGTACATAAGGAAGAGGCCCACATACGCACACTCATTGGAAGCATAAGTACCATAGCCATGACCAATCAGCGAGAGAAGGAAATCAAGAGGATCACGCATCCTTGTCTCCCGACCATAAATAGCTCGGATCCAATACTCTCTAGCCTCTCGAAAAGGAAGAAAATCAGGTTGCTTCGGTCGCTTATGATCCGGGTTAATTATGGCCTGATGACGAAGAAAGGTCATTCCCCTATTAACAATGTACCCCGCCTCGACATCCGAAACAAACGGAACGCCATCCAGCAAATCGCGGATAACGACATCAAAGTGATCCTTCATAAAGCGGACAAATCGATCTCCCGAAAACCATGGGGACAACTCAGGATCAACTCCCTTCCAATAGACATGATCATCTCCATAAACAATAATCGCCATGACATTCATCAAATGTTCCTCCAAGCGAACCTTAAGGTGATCAGGAGCGATCATAATCTGATATGAAGCAAAGAGGTAGAAATAGAGGGACATCACCCAGGAATCCATGTGACTAGTATTAAAGCACCCGGATGGAACACCTCCAGTCTGAATACCCCAAAGCTTCCCGTAAAGGTGAGTGACACGATTAAGAATATTCTCTAGCAAAAACTTTATCACTCGCTCTTTCATCTTATAATCCTCAGTCGTCGGATCCTCGCCCTTCAACATAGTTGAAAAATACAGATCTACGAAGATAGCACACACTGACTGATCAAAGTTCTTCACATCTCCCTCAACAAAGCCAGGAACCCTGCAGTTCTTCAAATCAATCCCAAGGATACGGGCAAGCCTCTGCATTCCGCCATAACTCCACTTGTGACCAATCTGAATCAGCTTACCTCGCTGACTTAACATACGCGGGAGGGACACAAGACGTTCCATAAGCACGAACACTGACGAGGGGATCACGAAGACACGTAACTTACGCTTCCAACTCTCAAAGTCTTCCGCAACCTGCTGATGAGCCCAAGAAAAAAAATTCTCCAACTTAGGAGTAATCTTCCAG